CAGGCGGTGTCCCTACATTTATTATTAAAGAAAGAGATGATCTAAAATCACGAATTGAGTTAGAATTTGGAATAAGTGTATAATGGCAATAGATACAAGCACAGAACTAGTAGATCCTAATATAAGTATAGATGACTATGTAAACCAATACTTCCAAGAGTACTTTGGCCAAAAACATGTAGTAAATCAAAACGACTTTGAATTAGTAAAAAGTTTTTTTCAAGCAAGAACAGACAACCCTACTGACCCAAGTGTGGCCGCAAACACAGTAGCAGTGCTTCTGGCTGCCGATCAACTTAAAGTATACCCAAGTGATATTATACAACGAATAGATACAGCAGATTACAAGAAAACTTTCTCATTAATATTAAACTTAACTAGACAGGGCGTTAGCTTAATAGGATATGAACAACTTAGAACAACCTCTATAGAAAACAGTAGACAGGTTGTAGCATAATGCGTTGGGCTAATGGATTATATGAAGTTGCTAACCCTAGTAAATATGCCGGCAACAAGCCTCCTCGCTACAGAAGTAGTTGGGAACATGCTTTTATGCGTTTTGCTGATAATCATCCGAGCGTTATAAATTGGGCAAGCGAGTCGATAAAAATACCATATCGTAATCCGTTGACAGGCAAGCAAAGTATTTACGTTCCTGATTTCTTTATAATGTATCAGAATAAAACAGGATCTAAACGAGCAGAGCTTATAGAGATAAAGCCAGAGAGTCAGACCAGACTGGGTGCAAAAACCAGTCAACGTGATAAACTTGCAATTGCTATCAACCACGCTAAATGGGAAGCCGCGGCAAAGTGGTGCAAACTAAAAGGCGTACAGTTCCGTATTGTTACTGAAGGCGACATCTTTCACCAGGGTAAAAAGCGCAGATAAGTACTATTATGACAAAAAAACTAAACGATTTATTTGATCTTGAGGACGTAGATATGCCTGAGGTGACTATTGAGGATAATTATGATCTCACTGGTATCCCCACAGAAAAAGAATCTCCCAAGACACTGCCGCAAATTCAGGAAGCACTTACCGCTATAGATAAGATTGACGCAGCATTGCCAATGATACGTGACTTGGAAACCAGTGACCGTGAACTAGATGAGATTGCCACAACTGCAAAAGATACATTCCAGGACTTAATGGACTTGGGTATGAATGTAGAGGCACGGTTTGCAGGTGAGATATTTAACAATGCTAGTAAGATGCTAGAAACTGCACTCAGTGCCAAGAACAACAAAATAAACAAAAAGTTAAAGATGATTGACCTACAACTTAAAAAAGCACAACTAGACCTAAAGAAGCGGCAAGCAGGCGAGGACGAAGCTGTTGAAACAGACGGCATCGTAATGGATCGTAACGCACTATTAAACGAAATTTTAGCTAAAAAAGCATAAATATAATATAGGATGATAACTATGAAGACGTTTACAGATTACCTCATTGAGGACGAACAAGAATACACATTCCGTATTAAAGTTGCATGTGAGTGCGATGATGATATGCTTGACAAGATGGAAACTGCCCTTGAGAAATGGGACCTTAAAAGTCTTAGTAAACCCAAGCGTACCCCAATTCAGGAGCATCCGATGGACTTCCAAACATTGCAAAATGTAGAAGTTAATATTATGGATGCTGTAATACAATATCCAACAACAGCAGACCAAATCTATCGCTATGTAAGTCAATTTGTGGGTATTCCAGAAAGTCACATGGTTGTTATTAATAAAGATCATCCTGAAGAGATTGCTCGCGAAGAGGCTCTAACCCAAGAAGGCGACGAGTACGTCAGTAAACTTGAAGACAGCGAATATAAAGACGCTGCCGACGTCAAAGTTGATGATTACTATGGCGACAAATACAACGAAAATATGTTGAAAGATTTAGAGACTCGTAAGTACGAGTTTGCAAAGGAATAGAACGATGCACATGATTGATGTAATAGCAAAACTTAAAGAGATTGCAGAAAGCGGATACGACAACGAAGATATCCAGCGTGGAATTGACGCTGCTGCTACACAAAATTATGAAGTATCTGAAGAAGATAACAAACTTGTTAGCGAAATTAGCGTACTAGCATCTGAAGATGACGTTATTGATGAGGGTTCGAGAACATTTGGTTCTGCTAGGAAAAAGGCAGAGGTTAGCAGACAACGAGCAATAGAAAAAGCAAAGAGATGGATGAAGTCTACTGGGAAATCCGCCGAGGACGCAGTAAAAGAATTTGATTTGTTTCCTAGTGATATTAGAAAACTCAAAGAAGAAGCAGTTGAACTGGATGCTGTTGAAGAAGTTCACGAGGACGTTGAAGAAGACACCATCCTGGCTGATATGCTTAAACTAGCAGGTCGCAGCGGCGTAATGGGACTTAGCCAAAACAACATCATTGCTGAGAGTTTAGAACTTGACGAACAAGAAGTTGAAGAGGCTGATGAAGTTGAAGAAGACGCCATTGATGAAGAGGCAGTTGAAGAGACTGTAGCTGTTCCTGTACAAGCACTTGAAGAGCTAATGCGTCTTGCAGGTTATGAAAATTACGAAGCAAAAATTGATGAATATGAAAATGCTCCTGAGCCAGAATATATGGATGCAGAAGAGCAACTAATTGGCCTTAGTGGCGGACTAAATGGTCCTAAGAAAGCATATGCAGCCTCAGCAGGTGGTGACAATGCTATGGCACAAGAACCACGTGAAGTTGAAGAAACCATTGAGGAATCATTTTACTCAGATTATAGCAAGATGGTAGAAGAGCTTAAAGCAGAAGATGAATAAATCTTTTAAAGATTACCTAACAGAAGCAGAGCAGTCTATGGGTCCACAGCCCGGGGACTATCTGCATATAGTAACAGAAGATAGTGTGCATCATATCCAGTTAGATGAAGGCGGCCTCGCTAAATACCTTCTTGATCTAGTTAAACAAGGTGGCACAAAAGGCAAGGCTGCTCTAAAAAGACTGCTTGGCCTTGGGGCTGGCGCCGGCAAAGCAGGACTTGCAATAGGCGCTCTATTAGGTGGCGGCGGCGGCGGTGATGCTTTTAAAGCAGGATATGATCTAGCCAGCAACCAATTTGTAGGTGATAATCCCCTTATAGAGACACTTAACAAAGATACCACAAAATCATATCCAAAAGATTCCCAACATTTTATAATAGATCTAAGATAATCTATTAGAGTAAAACTATATGACAAGTCTTGACAATATGGTTCACGAAATACCAGAGCTATCTTTAGATTTGGATACGTGCCACAATGTAATACAACACGCAGAGGATACAAACTCTACGAATAGTAGCTTTCAGGTTCCTGATCTATACTTTAAATATCTCACTAATAAAATCTATGCTAAGATTGATCATGCAATTATAATGAAGTTTTGGCCTGACAGCTGGTTAAATTGGCATAAAGATGTAATAAGAACAGCCGCTATAAACGTATTGCTAACTGATAACCATAGCAGCTACGAAAGTCTAATGATAAATCCCGCTACACATGAAGTACATAATATAAATTATACAACTGGCGTTCCTTTACTGTATAACACAAGAAATATACACATGGTGCGGAATAATCATTTAACTTGTCCAAGATATATTTTAAGTATCTCCTTTAACGATAACATGCATAGCGGCAGTAATTTTACGTTCCAAGAACTAGTCGAATTATATAATAGGGGGTTATTGATTAATAATACTCAGCAAGTACAGAAATCTCCTAAACTATACTGGTCTAAAGACAAAATTACTGCTGATAGTTAAACAAGTTTTAGATAAATACACTGCTAACGAAAATCGTTAGTTTATGGGGCACCACCTCGTAGACCTAGAACGTCTGTAAACTCGTGAAGGAGAAAACAAATGGGAAGACCAATGAAAATGACTGAAACAGTCGACGGTAATTTAAAAGTAGGTGCTATCGGCGACGATACACAAACCGGACAACAATTACGTTTTATTGCTCGTGTTACTGGCGGAACCGCAAATAACACTAGTGTAATTAAACAAAAAGGCACAAACCGTTTTACATGCACAACTTCAGACGGAACAAGTGTTTGTCAATTAGTTGCAAAAGCAAGTGGCGCAATTGCAGTCGGTGAAGCAACATTAACTGCAACAGATAGTTCAAGTAAAACTTATTATGTTACTAAATTAACTGCAAATCATGCTACACTAACACAGTTTGGCGCAGCCACACATGAATTTGCAACAGGTGCAAAAGCCAAATGGCTTGATGGCAATGCCACACCAGTTGAAAACGTAAGTGTGAAAGTTGTAACTGCCTAATATATTATATTATTAAGAACCTCAACCGGTAAACTGGGGATCAATGGCAAACGTTGCCAAGTACTACAGATACCTTAAAGGGAGAAAAATATGAATATTGTTAATTATATAAAAGGCAGACTAGCTGAGCGTACCAGTTGGGATGGCGGCGTAGTAATTGCAGTTAGTGTTCTTGCACTAATTGCTAGTCCTATTATCAAATGGGTAGCATGGGCAGGACTTGCCTATGGTATTTGGACAATTATTAAAAAAGACTAACAAATAACATTACGTTAAAGATTAAGGATCAGTGAGTAATATCACTGGTCCTTTTTTGTTAATAAGTATATTATGTAGGAGTTAACCATATGCGTGATGAATATTTTTTACCATTTAATGACATGATTGTCAGTACACGCGAAGAAACAGGACATGCACTACCAGAAAATGTAGAAGTCTATGTTAGTGCACTATTAGCAAGTTTTATCAATAAACCAGATTTTTTACCAGAAAAATCCTTTGCAGAGGCGTATGCTGTTTTAAGTAACAAAGATTACACTAGTGCTAAACAACTCGGAGACACTTGTTTATTTTTAAGCGGAGTCTTTCCTAAGTACGGGACCCGATATGGGTTAAATAAGACATACTATAGACGTATTGGGAGTAGTAGTTACGGCATAGCTAGTGAACGACTACAACAAGACGTTTTTCAACTGTTATCAAGACATTTTGATTTTGTAGCAGAATACATTCAAGTATCAACCAACCCAAGAGTAACTTTAAGGATTTTTGATGAGTCGTAGTTTAGAGGGTGTTTTAATAAAAAAAGCACACCAAAGCCAGAAGTTTACACCTGACCAAGTACAAGAGTTTGCCAAATGTGCAGATCCTGTTACAGGCCCATATTACTTTATGGAAAACTTCTTTACCATACAACATCCTACAAAAGGACAGTTACTATATCAAGCATATGATTATCAGGAAAAACTGTTAGAAACATACCATACCCATCGATTTAACGTTAACATGTTGCCTAGGCAGACTGGTAAAACTACCACAGCCGCTGGTTACTTGTTATGGAGAGCGATGTTTGTGCCAGATAGCATTGTCCTTATCGCTGCGCACAAGTATAGTGGTGCCCAAGAGATTATGAGCCGCATACGTTATGCTTATGAGCTATGTCCTGATCATATACGTGCTGGTGTTACTAGTTACAACAAAGGCAGTATAGAGTTTGAAAACGGATCACGACTTATTAGTCAAGCAACAACAGAAAACACAGGACGTGGGTTAAGTCTTAGTTTGCTATATTGTGACGAGTTTGCATTTGTTAGACCTACTATTGCTAGAGAGTTCTGGACCAGTATATCACCTACACTAGCAACAGGTGGTAGTGCAATCATTACAAGTACACCCAATAGTGATGAAGATCAATTTGCAGAGATATGGCGACTTGCTAACAAGTGCTTTGATGCTGAAGGAAATGAAACAGACGTTGGTATTAACGGATTTAAGGCATATCGTAGTTACTGGCAAGATCATCCTGACAGAGATGAACAGTGGAAAAAGGAGGAATTAGGCCGCATTGGGGAGGAACGGTTTAGGCGTGAACATGAATGCGAGTTTATTATTAACGATGAAACGCTAATAGACAGTCTAATACTAACATCTATGCGAGGCGAAGATCCTATGTTTACCCAAGGCACAGTTCGCTGGTACAGAAAGCCTATGAGAGATAGACTATATATTGTAGCACTTGATCCTAGTTTGGGTACAGGCGGAGACCCTGCTGCAATACAGGTGTTTGAAGCACCTAGTATGACTCAAGTAGCTGAATGGTGTCATAATAAAACCCCTATACCACAACAAATAAAAATACTTGTTGCAATTTGTGAGTACTTGAAAAAGGAGACACAAAGTGAAAACAGCGTATACTATAGCGTAGAAAACAACACACTGGGAGAAGCAGCCCTTATTAGTATTGCTGATATAGGTGAAGAAAACATATCTGGTATCTTTCTTAGCGAAACCAAGTCACACGGCAATGCTAGGCGTTTCCGTAAGGGATTTAACACCACACAACGGTCTAAACTTAGTAGTTGTGCAAAGCTAAAAACACTAGTAGAAACAGAAAGAATGACCGTTAACAGCAAGATGTTAGTAAGTGAACTTAAAAATTTTATTGCTAATGGTACTAGTTATGCTGCAAAAATAGGTGAAACAGACGATTTAGTAATGAGTACAGTACTTGCTCTGCGTATGGCCACGCAGTTAAAGACCTACATACCAGAGCTAGAAAACCAAATAAGGGATAGTAATGACTTTACCAGAGACCCGATGCCTTTTGTTTTAATTTAATAAATACAATATGAGTGCATTATCCAAAGATCTACACGAGCGACTACGTGGAAAATTTAATAGTCTAACAATGGGCAGAGATGACGGTGCTAAAACACTGGTGCCAGATGAATCGGTATTCTTTGAGTTCCAATTTACAGAAGGTGCAAATAACTACGGTAGTGTAGTTGTTAGTATACTTGATGAAGGCTCAATTAAAGTTTACTTTAAAAGTGATATTATTGAGGAAGCAGATGCCGACGGCAAACGCAAATGGTATAATTTCCTCAAAGATCTAAGATTTTTTAGTGCACAAAACATGTTAAATTACGAAGCAAAGAATATTACGAAGTCTAGACTGGACAAAGCAGACTTTGATTTCTTAGTAGGACAAAGTAAAAGCAAGGATGCCATCGCTATGGAAAGCAAATTATACGGAAGTAGACAAAAGAGTTATCAGGATCTAAACGGCGCAAAGCTCATTGTCCAGCATACTAAAACTGTAGACGAAGAAAAAATGGGAAGTCGAAGTAGAAATATTAGCGCAATTTATATTGAAAATGCGATAGGTGAAAGATTACGGTTTGAAAACAACTATCTACCAGGGGCTAGAGCAATGGCTCGCCACGTAAGCAATGGTGGATATCAGAACGATGAGCATGGTGAACACATTTCAGAGATTATGGCTGAGATGGGTGAATTAAAGAGCTTTGTCCGTGGCGTTAAAAGAAATGACTACGTTACTGAAGATAGCCAAGAGATTATTGACCTTGCAACCGATCGTTACTATGGCTTAAAAAGTACACTAGAAGCAGTTAGTAAGCAAAAAGGATATGTAGATTATTTTGAGAACTACGAGCCAAGTGATATTGAAGTCGATGAGAACGATATAAGTGATTTAAAAACAAAACTCACACGTGAAGTATTTGATGATAGATTAGAGAGTAGCCTAGGCGCAGTGAGCCGCGCAATGAAGATTAGAGAAAAAGAAGGCGATGTAGACTTTAATACATTTAATAAGTGGAAAAAAGAAGCACAGCGTAGAGGTTTCACAGTAGACGGAGATAACCTAGGCGCACAAGCAGTGGACCAATCAGGTGAACAGCAGGGCGGATGGGAAAAAGATCCACAATTTAGCGGTACTAGTTCAGAATGGGCTGGTTGGTTAGAAATTGAAGATGACGACACAATTGGTATTGGTGATTATCAGTTACCAGAAAAAGTTGATTTAATACCTGGCGGAAAATGGACATATCAGTCAATGGATATGCAGGGCATGGGCAAGTCCGAACAAATAAATGCAATGCTTAGATTGACTCTAAGCGATATTGCAGACAGAGCAATGGACAATGAAACGCAAAACTTTGCTGCTAAGATGAGTGATTTAGTAGGATCAGAAGGCACGCCATTTGGTCTTAAAACAATTGATCCAGAAGAATACAAACGAGAAAAGGGCAAAGCAGTTAAACTTGTAAAAATGGCTATCACACAGCCTAAAGCAATTGAAGGTCCTAAAGAAGATGTAGAGTCTGCAACATATGATCCCATGCAAGAGTATGAGGATACAATGGAAGATATTGTTTTAGCAAAAGAAGCAAAGCCAGACTTCCTAGATATTGATGGTGACGGCGACAAACAAGAGCCAATGACCAAAGCCGTCAAAGATAAAGAAGGTGATGATGACGGTTGGTACGCTCATAGAGAAATACATGGAGACAAAGGCGTTTCAAAAGATGATTGGAAAAAAGGCGTTCGAATGAATTCGAAAGGTCAGAGAGTCAATGTCAATAAAGAAGAAGTTGAACTTGATGAAGGTAAGATGAAAAATACGACGATGCAAGCAAACAAACCAAGGTTAGCAATCAAAGGCCAAGAACTTGAAGCATATGCTAATAAGTCTGGTGGTGTAGACAAAAAAGATATGATGACGGTCGCCGCAATGTTGAAAAGGGGTGACAAGTCTGGTGCATTAAAATATGCAAAAACACTGGATACAGACCCCAAAGAGTATATCTTAAATTTACTTGGTGAAGAAGTTGACCTTGATGAAGGCCGGGCGAGCGATATTCATCTAGAAATTCAAGAGATGATCGAAGACGGCAAGAGCAATGAAGAGATCAGTAAAGTAACTGGATTTAGTGTAAAAGATATTAACGCAGTAAGACAGCAAGTAAGTATGGAAGAAAATAAGCAAATTGACCTTGATCAAGGTCACATAGATACAATTAAAGAACATGCAGGGCTAAGGTCAACAGCAAAGTCAAATTTTGGCATTAATGTGGGCGAAGAAGGATATAGACCAGCATCTAGCACAGATTTATCCAAATGGGCCAAACTATTTAACTAAAAGTAACTTTTATGTTTGAGTATTAAAAGGGGTCCGTTATGGGCCTCTTTTTTTGAGTAAAATAACGTCTTTTTATATTGACGTATAAATACACTTGTTATATACTGTAAGAGTTAAAGCAGTATGTATCTTAGGCATACAAATAGGCACATTTGGCAACTATAGGAGATTAGGCACAATGGCATCACTAGCAGAAATTAGAGCAAAACTAAAAGCACAAGAGACTCGCAGCGAGCGAACAGGCGGCGGCGACAACGCAATTTTCCCACATTGGAATATCCCAGAAGGTTCAACATCAGTACTACGTTTCCTTCCGGACGCAGATGAATCAAATACTTTCTTTTGGAAAGAGCGTCTTATGATTCGTTTGCCCTTTAATGGCGTAAAGGGCGATCATTCAAATCAAGTAGTAGTACAAGTACCATGCGTGGAAATGTGGGATGATACATGTCCAGTACTAAGTGAAGTACGTGGCTGGTTTAAAGACCCAAGTCTTGAAGATATGGGTCGCAAGTACTGGAAGAAACGTTCATATATTTTTCAGGGCTTCGTAGTAGAAAATTCTCTAGTAGATGACAATCAGCCAGAGAATCCAATTCGTAGGTTTGTTATTAGTCCAAGCATCTTTAATCTTATTAAGGATGCACTAATGGATCCTGACATCCAGGAACTCCCCACAGACTATGACATGGGTCTTGACTTCCGTGTTACAAAAACAACCAAGGGTCAGTACGCTGATTACTCTACTAGCAAGTGGGCTCGCAAGGAAACTGCACTAACAGAAGTACAACGTGCAGCAGTTGATAGTTTTGGATTACATAACTTGAACGACTTTCTGCCCAAGCGTCCAAATGAGGTAGAGCTTGGTGCTATTAAGGAAATGTTTGAGGCATCTGTAGATGGCCAACCATATGATGTTGAACGTTTTGGACAATACTATCGTCCATATGGCATCGACGCTCCAGCTGGGACACCTGCACCAGCAGCACCAGTTGCAGTAGCACCTAGTGCGCCAGCGGCAACAGCACCAGTAACTGAAGAAGTAGTTGCTCCGGTAGCAGAAGTAGAACCAGAAGTAGTTGCTCCGGTAGCAACCCCAACTCCAGCACCAGCTGGGGATAGCGGAGGCAAGAGTGCAGAAGACATTCTTGCAATGATCCGAAGCCGTCAAAAGGCTTAATACTAGGGGGAGGTTAATTCCTCCCCCATTTTCTTTTTAATAATAATTGGAGATAATAATGCCTAAAGCATTTGACGTAAGTAAATTTAGAAAAGATATTACTAAGAGCATTGACGGACTTAGTATTGGGTTCCACGATCCTACTGATTGGATTAGCACAGGATCACTTGCACTTAACTATCTTATTAGTGGAGACTTCCATAAAGGCGTTCCTATGGGCAAAGTTACAGTGTTTGCTGGGGAATCAGGAGCAGGTAAGAGCTACTTTGCTAGCGGTAACATTGTAAAGAATGCCCAAGATCAAGGTATCTTTGTAGTATTAATTGATTCAGAGAACGCACTTGATGAATCATGGTTGAAAGCACTAGGTGTTGATACTGATGAGAGTAAACTACTTAAACTAAGCATGAGTATGATTGATGATGTTGCGAAGACCATTAGTACCTTCATGAAAGATTATAGAGCGATGCCAGAAGAGGAACGCCCTAAGGTGCTGTTTGTACTTGATAGTTTAGGAATGATGATGACACCTACTGATGTTAATCAGTTTGAAGCTGGTGATATGAAAGGTGACTTAGGACGAAAACCCAAAGCACTTACATCACTAGTGCGTAATACAGTTAACATGATAGGCAGTTATAACGTGGGAATTGTTGCCACTAATCACACATACGCATCGCAAGATATGTTTGACCCAGATGATAAAATCAGCGGCGGACAGGGTTTTATCTATGCATCAAGTATTGTTGTTGCCATGCGCAAACTTAAACTTAAGGAAGACACGGACGGCAATAAGGTGTCCGATGTCATGGGAATTAGGGCAGCATGTAAGGTTATGAAGACCAGATATTCAAAGCCGTTTGAAGGCGTCCAAGTTAAAATTCCATATGAATCAGGAATGGATCCGTATAGTGGATTGCTTGATATGTTTGAGAAACAAGGCTTATTAACTAAACAGGGCAACCGCCTCAAGTACACAACACATGCTGGCGATGAAATGCTGGAGTTCCGCAAGGGCTGGACTGGTGATAAACTTGAAGTTATCATGTCAGATATTTCAAATGGTTTGCTAAATAATCCCGCAGAGGAGTCTGTCCAAGAAGAACAAGATTCAGAAGCTATTGAGGAATAAAACGAATATGGAAGAGGATGAAATTCTAGTAGAATCATGGCTAATCCTTAAAGAGTATATTAAAGATAAACAGCAGGCCGCTGACCACTGGATTGGTGCACTTATAGATACCGGTTTGCCTGAAGAAACTATCAGTGCTCTTGCAGGCGCAGACAAGTATCTCAAGCAAGCTGTTGAATATAGTGGTGGGCTTGAGGAAGAAAATGATTTTGACGAAGATGATGGCGACTGGTGATTGACAAATCACATAAAACATATATAATAGTGATATGGCAAATTGGTATACTATAGTATCTAACGATTTAAGTAAGATTCCAGACTTTATAGAGCACTTTGAAAACGAACTAGAAAGTGCACGTAAAGAGGTAAGTGTTCATGGTCTTGTAGAAAAAAGTATTAAAGAACTTCCAGCAAGCACAGAGATACGATTCGGCCAACTACAAGAGATCGAAGCAGTACTTAATCATCTTAATATACAATTACGTAAGATAAGACGTAAACATTTTACCAAATATTTAGAAAACTATCAACGTGCTCTTAGTTCACGTGATGCTGAAAAGTATGTGGATGGCGAGGATGAGGTAGTAGACTTTGAGACTATTATTAATGAAGTAGCACTGATACGTAACAAGTGGCTAGGTATTATGAAGGGTTTGGAAAGTAAAAACTTTATGCTTGGCCATATTGTCAGATTGCGCACTGCAGGGATGGAAGATGTCCAAGTTTAGTAATTTAACAGTAAATAATTCCGCATACAATCTTTTGTCAGAAGTAGAGCAACATAAAGAACAGTTTAATATTGAAAAATTAAGTCTACTCAAAAGCATGCGAGAAAAACAAGTAAGTGCTGCTGGTTGGAAGCGTTATAGAGATGTTCAAAAAATGTTTAGTACTGCGGACGAGTATCTAAATGAAGCACATATAGAAGCACTAAGTGCAGTTAAACGACCAACAATAAAAAGTATTAATAAGATATTCCATAACCTAGAATTGTTTGATCAAACTTGGCAGAACGCTAGGCAGTGGGCATTAATAGGAGTTCTTAGTTAATGTTTGCAAGCGCAGAAGAAAGTCACGCTCATAGTAGAGAAACACTAGAGCGATTTGCAGATCATTTAGAGTTTATAAAAAGCATAAAAACAGTATGTGACATAGGGTCAGGTAAAGATCAGCTTGATATTAACTGTTGGGC